AGTTCATGGAAAAAAACGGTGTGAAGCAAGGTAAATGGCTACGTCCTGAAGGAGTCGACGCTTGGTTCAAAGAACGAATCATCTGGTTCAAAAATAAATTGAAAGAAAAATAATTAACAATAAAAACTTTTTGCTTGACGGCTTAGAGTTTTTTTGTTATACTTAGTACATCGAGTTAAGGAAAGAGGAAAAATGATGACAAAAGAAAAAGCACTTGAAAAAATTGAAATAATTTATAAACTTAACGGGGACTTTGAACATGCCACGAAGTACATAAGTGGTTTATATGGGTTGACACCTGATTTTTGGAAAGAAAACTTTGATTTTATAAGTAATAAAATGCTTGCCAAGTACCCTAACTTGTGCTATGGTGGTATCGTCTAATGGAGTTAAAGGAGTGTCAAACCTGCGGTAGTCATAGTCTTACTAATGGAAAATGTGATTATTGTAGAAACCAATACGAAGTAAATGAAGACAAATTAATTTATGGTAATTCAAAAGAAGATGATTCATCATCAGATGAAGATATAACTTTTCAAGAAACTAAAACAGGTAAATTAATACTAAAAATTATGATCTATACTTTAGTTTCTATTATTTGGTTTGCTGTAACTGTATTTATTCCACCATTATTTATAATAACAATTATTTTATTAGTGGTTTATGTGAGTTTTCGCTTGATAAATAAAAAGAAATACCTTATAAAAAGGAGCTAAACAAATGAACGTTGAATCAGTAGTTGGTAAAATTATTATAATAGCATTAGTTGGAATTGGACTATATGCTTTTTTTGCATTAGTTGACCTGATTAGAACGAAAGGAAGAAAATAGATGAGTAAATACTTTAACGACAAAAGATATTGCCATTGCTTCGATGTACCAACGAGTGACGGTTTAGGAGTTTGCAAAGATTGTAGAGGATACGTGAACATCTGTTATAGTTGCGGTCGCTGTTTACATTGTTGGTATACATCACAGGTTGAACTGTTTACCGAATATGATGAACCTGAATTACTGGAACTTATAGAAAAATGGAATAAATTATATCAAATTAGAAAGACAAGGAATCTTAATGCTTAAGTTAGATGAGAAGAAAATTAGAAAAGGTAGACCTATTGGACTACCGTATCAAGGAAGCAAGAAAAAGATAAGCAAGAAGATAATTGAAATTATCAAACAGAACTTTGGCACAACTAAACCGATATACGACATTTTCGGAGGAGGTGGAGCAATTACAGCCGAATGTGTTTTAAATGGTTTAGAAGTGTATTACAATGACTTAGACAAGGATATAACCAACGCATTTGAACGGGTTATATCACAAGACCGTGAGTGGATTAAAACCCTTATTGTTTCACGTGAGGAGTTCTTCGATATTAAAGCGAAAGAAAACAAGACGACAGATGAATTTTTGAAGTTGCTAGTCAATTCTTTTGGCAATAATAAGAAGACTTATTTATATTCTAAAGAAACTTCAGATTTGAGATATAATCTAGCTAAAGAAATTATTGAAAAGCATGACGTTTTTAGCGGTTATAAACAGACAGAAACGTATAAGAAAGTTACTTCTGGGGAAGAGTGGAATTGGTTTAACGAGAAACAAGAAAAGCATAAAATTTTACAACAACTTGGACGACTCCAACAACTCGAACAACTCCAACAACTTGACGAAGTAAAAGCAACGAATAAAAGTTATTATGATTTTAGTGAAATTTCTGGAGCTATATTATATCTTGATCCACCTTATGAGGGAACTTCCCAAGATAGTTATATCAATCCATTCGATAGTCAAGAGTTTTACGACTGGGCATTTGAAATGTCTAAAACTAATATCGTTATCATTTCAAGTTATTCAATTTCTGACGAACGCTTTGAAGCTGTATATTCTTTTGATAAAGCACGCGGAACTTTCCAAGGCGGAAAAAGAAATGATAAATGTGAGAAATTATTCATGGTTAAAAACAGTTAATGTTTGACAAAGTAAAAGTAATTTGATAGAATGTAATTATGAAAGAGGTGCAGAGATGACAACTGAAGAAATAGTACAAAACTATCAAGTGAAATTGTTAAAGATTATATTTAAAGAAATTGATAGCCTGATGAAGAAAAAAGAAAAGGCTGATATCAACGCACAAAAACTTGCTGAAAATGGGTACTCTGTGAGAACGTCAGCACATTGGAAGTCATTAGGGAGTGCAGAATTTTACATTAAAGAGATGTATAAAAAGTTTGACGCTTTAGCTGAAATTGATAGACTATTCCATTGGTCAAGTCGTTTACATCAAGAACAATTGCAATTTGTCAGCAAATATCCTAAAGTAATGGAAAAATACAGAAAATCAAATTAAGGAGAACAAAATGAAAGATACAGTAAAAACTTTAATGATAGTTGCAGGTGTCGGCTTTACACTTATCGCTATCACTTGGATAGGTATGATAGCCACGTTGCTTATTGCATGGATTGGAGGTAACATCTAAATGAATTACAGTACAAATAAGCACTATGCCAACGAATACGGAGTAGAACTTAACGAATACTTGAAACATAATTTTAAATACGAAGAGCTTGTAGGGT